GCGCGTCAGGAAATGGTCACCCCGCTTACATAAATTTCAAAGATGAGGTAACCGTGAAATAGTATTTCATGTGGTGATGGTCTAGATGGTCCGCCCAACCCTTACCAATTACCTAGACCAAGGAAAGTACTGACCGAGGAAAGCGCGCAGCGCCAGATCGTGTAATACAGGAAATGGTTCAGATGGTCCTCGATGGTGGGCCTGGCGTAAAGATGGTCCAGAGGTTTGTCGATGGTTACCTCTGTTTGGCGCTTCGCGCTGACGACAGTTCGACCATTACCTAGATGTGGAGAGCTGAGATGGTGGAGATGGTCTAGATGGTCACCGATGGTTTGAAATTTCCATGGTCAGGATTATGTTAAGTAGGACTTGGAAAAAGGAAAAAGGAAAGTCACACTCACCTACGCCACCGCTATGCTGGGTAAATTCCCGGTGATTTTTGACATTGTACAACAGGTGATGGTCAGGGGCCTTGCGGCCCGGAAAAAAGGCCCAGTGAGATGGTCGCGCGAAGGTATTAAATGGTCGGTAATGGTGAAAATTCTCCCCGGGGTTTTTAACCTTTAGCCAGATGTGGGAGCGATGCGTCGTGCGCCCGCCTGTGCGTGGCGCTTATTTGGCAACTAATGCTGTATTCCGTGCGCTGTGTGCTCGTCCTGTCTGTACGTAAACCTCTATATAAGATTGTACGTATACTCTCGAGGAGAAGACAAATGAGTCACCCAGTAACCTACTTTGATGCAGATGGCAATCAAATTGAAGCACCAGAATTCTTCACCCTGACAGACCCGGGCCCAGTGGTGGAACTTCGCTGGAATGATCGTGTTTTCAAACTTGACGAACCAGAACCCGGGATGTGCCGTCCTAGCATCACATGGTACAATGAAGAAAAGAAATGAACTCAGGAGAACAAATGCTTGAAATTCATGAGTTGAATGGCCAGGAACGTTTTTCTGACCTCGTCGAGATGATCAGCGCCCTCAAGAAAGTGGGCAAGGAAGGTACCCGTCCTTTTGAGTTGCTGTCTGAACAACTGGACTTGGAAGCGGAGCGCCTGGCTCGCAAGTATATCAAGGCGTATCGAGATGAGACGCTGACAATTCGTGAAGTGAAGCGAGTTGAACGTGAAACTCGTCCATCTGACACGGCGGATTTTCAAGTGAAGCGAGGTGAACGCAACAACGCATGGAACCGGTTGCAGCAGGAGCTGCAGGAAACAAAACGTAAACTGGAACAATATCAAGGAGCAGCACAATGAACGCCGTTTCACCTATTTCAGCATTTGTCAACCGCACTCACTCGGCCACCGAACTCATGTCCTTGATCGACCTCTACAAGGAGTTGATCAGCTTGAACGGGATCGTCGGTTCTGAGGCTCTCAAACCACTGCGCAACGCCATCAACTCGTATGCGCTCAAACTCGCGGAGGAAATCGATTGAATATTCCATCTAAAGACCTACCATGGAACGCAGATTTCATAGCCGACGTTATCAAGGACGGCTATGAAGACCTGAGCGCGACGGACAAGCAGTATATCATTGCTGCTTGTGCTCGCCTTCTTCGGAAGAAACTTCTTTCGTCTGCGACGCGGCCAAAGCCGCAGCCTTCTGAGCCCGCTTGAGGTTTGCACGTGCGCGAATGATGCGATTTGGTGGGCTGAGGTACAGTCCCCAGTTCTTCGGGTCATCCATTCTGTACGGGCTTGAAGCCTCAAACCAGTGAAGCGCTTCCCACCAATCCAGCTCTGGTACCTCGCCTTTGGCTTTCATTTCACGGTACTTTTTGCGTTCTTCCCACCATGGAAGTCGTTCCAGGAACCACAGGGGCTGCGTATCTTCCCAGGCAGTGATCTGTTCCTCGATGATCTTCAACTCCTCGACCAGTTTCAGACCACGCTCACGCGTTTCCTGTGGACTGGTCAGGATTTTGGTAGGGAAGCCACAGATGCGCAGATTAGTGCGGTCGCGTTCTGTTTGGTGCCCAACTGGCTTGAAGCCTTTCTTCGCCATTTTAACCTCACTAAATATCTAACCGACTATTTAAAAGGAGCAGATCATGTCTGACGAACAACCGAGCAATCTTCCGATGACCCAAGAGCAGATTGAGGAAGAAGCCGCGTACAATGCCATGTCTGGCAAGCAGGGACTGGAAGTTTTCACTGCTCAGCTACGGGAAGCAGGCATTGGGCTTGCTCCACGTGACGTTTTCAAGTACATTAACCGAAAGCAGGCAGAGGCATCCATGCACGCTGCTTTCCGCCTCATGGGAGGCGTACCTGGGCTCGTTTATTGGGCTTCCCAGAACCCTACCGAGTTCTACACGACGTTCATGAAGACCGCCAATGCCGATTCTACGCTGACCGGTGGAGGTGGAGTGACAATTCAACTCCCTGATTTTGCGCGTTCACCGCTTGATGCTGTCACTCTCGACAAAGATGGCTTCGTTGTCAACACTACCATCGTGAGCAAACATGAGTCTGACGATTAATTACAAGCCGCGGCATTTCTTCATCCCGTTTCACCAACGGAAGAATCGATTTGCGGTCATTGTGGCCCACCGCCGCTGCGGTAAGACTGAAGCCTGCCTCGCTGAGCTTGTCATTCGTGCATTGTCGACGAAAAAGGAGTTCAGCCGGTACGCTTACCTCGCGCCGTTCAAGTCGCAGGCAATTGAAGTTGCTTGGGATCGACTTCAACGCATCATTGGTGCTGACCTCATCAAGCACTGCCAAATTCAGAAGTCCAGTAAGTCCGTCATCTTGCCAAATGGCTCGAAAATCCAGCTAATTGGTGCCGACAACTACGACGCCATTCGTGGTAATGGATTCGACGGCATCATCCTCGACGAGGTGGGCGACATGCACCCTGAGGTGTGGTCACTCGTCATTCTACCTGCACTTTCCAACCGAGAAGGCTGGGCGGTGTTCATCGGTACGCCAAAAGGCAAGAACTTCTTCTGGCAACAGTACGAGAAAGCCCGCTTCAACGACGACGGCAACTGGTTCTGCCTAAACCTCCCAGTTTCCAAGACGCAGTTCCTCCCAGAGTCTGAGCTTGCGCTCATGAAGACAGAACTGGACGAAGACGAGTACAACCAAGAGTTTGAGTGCTCGTTCGATGCTGCTTTGAAAGGCGCGTACTTCTCCAAGCACCTCAATCAAGCCCGGGACGAAGGTCGCATCGGCCCACTACAGCACCATCGCCTATTTCCAGTGCACACCGCGTGGGACTTGGGTTGGTCAGACTCCACCGCGATCTGGTTCTTCCAAGTCGTCAATGGACAGTGGGACGTGCTGCATTATTGGGAAGGATCGGGCATGTCGATTCCTGAAATCTGGAAAGAAGTCCAAAAAATCTGCAAGGACTACCAGTACAAGATGGGTGACGTCTGGCTTCCACACGATGCGGGTCACCATTCACTCCAGACTGGTAAAACGATGTTCCAGCAGCTGTACGCACTTGGCGCCAGGGTGAAGCGTGTTCCAGACGAAGGACTTCAGACTGGTATTCAAGCTGTTCGTGCCTCGATTCCAAAGATGCGCATCGATGACTCCCGTGAGCACTGCTATGAGGCGGTGGAGCTGCTAAAGGCGTACACCAAGAAGTGGAGTGAGAAACTGGGGACGTTTTCAAATCAACCACTTCACGACCACACTTCCCATGCGGCCGACGCCTTCCGGTACATGTGCCTGTCTGTTCGGGACAAGGACATTGCCAAATCGGGCACAATTATGCATCAGTCAGACAGCCCCGGGCACCCTGGGTACGCTTCGTCGCAGGCGAGATCACTAAATACAGTGGAAAGCCCACGGCCGACACTCGATGATCTCTTCGCACGTCAGCCCAAAAGCAGGTACATTCGAATTTAAGGGGACCACATGGCGTCTAAGGACACAACGAAGGAATACGGCGGCGGCACAGACAGCGCAGATCAACAGCGCTTCTGGACGACCCAAATTGCCGCCGCAAAGAAGGAAATCGAGCCGTGGCAGACCCGTGCACAGAAGGTCATCGACGTTTACACTGACAAGCGTTCTCGCGGTCAGAAGAATGCACGTCGGCTCAATCTTTTCACCACGAACACGAACAACCTCATCTCAGCTCTGTTTGGTCGCATCCCGAAGCCTGACGTTTCTCGTCGCTTCAAGGACCCGAATGACCATGCTGGACGTGTTGCTGCCAATATCATTTCACGTGCTCTCATCACTGAGCTGGAGAACGACTCGTACTTCACATCTGTCGCAAAGAATGCCATCAAGGACCGTTTGATTCCTGGTGCTGGCTTTGTGTGGGTGCGGTACGTCGCTGACCTTGCCAAGTCCGATGAGGAACCTCTGCAGATCACGGATGACGTGAAAGCAGAAAGCGCTGAGCAGGACAATGCACCGCCTGAAATCTCTGGTGAATCAACTCCTGTTGAACACATCCACTGGAAGGACGTGCTGTGGTCGCCTGCTCGCACATGGAGTGAGGTGACGTGGATTGCTCGCCGTGCCTACCTCGACAAGGAAGAGTTCAAGGAACGTTTTCCAAAGCACAAGGACATCGCAGAATCCAAGGACATCGAGCCACAGCTCTCCCACAATGACGAAGAAGTCACTCGTGAGAACGAGATCGAAGTGTGGGAAATCTGGGACAAGAACTCGAAGAAGGTGTACTTCTACACCGACAACGCGCCCGAAATCCTCGATGACAAGGAAGATCCTTACGGCCTGCCCAACTTCTTCCCTTGCCCGAAGCCGCTGCTCGCAAACACGACCACTTCAAATCTGATTCCTGTTCCAGATTACACCCTGGCACAAGACCAGTATGAAGAGTTGAACGAACTTGCAGCTCGCAAGGCAGATCTGATCCGTGCTTGTAAGGTGGCAGGCGCCTACGACAGCGACCAGCAAGTTCTCAAGGACATTCTTGAAGGTGAAGAAAACACCCTCGTGCCAATTGAAAATTGGGCTTCCTTTGTGGGTGAAAAAGGTGGCATGGCTGGAGCAATTCAGTGGGTGCCGATTGGGCAGTTCGCCGCCGTTATCTCGCAGCTGAACGCTGAAATGTTCGCGGTCAAGCAGCAGATCGAGGAGATCACGGGCATCAGCGACATAATCCGCGGTGCCACCTCGCCGTATGAAACTGCTTCTGCTCAGGGCATGAAGGCGCAGTACGCCTCGATGCGCTTCTCTGCAAATCAGAACGACGTCGCAGAATTCTTTAGCGAGATGATCGCCATCAAGGCATTCCTGATGGCAAAGTACTACGACGAGAGCACCTTGCTCCGTCAGGCTGGCATGCTACCTGTTGAAGGTGTGATTCCTGCAAGCCCGGACACGATGTACGTCCCGGCTGCCATCAAGTTGCTGAAGGACGAACTCCTGTCCCATATCAACATCCAAATTAGCGTTGACGCCCTTGTTTCAGGCAGCGATGCAGCGGTGGTACAGCAGAAGACACAAGTCCTGTCCGCTCTCGGCGACTTCATCGCAAAGGCCTTGCCAGTCGTACAAGCTGCGCCGACGATGAAGGAAATGATGCTGCAGATGATCAAGGCGCAGGTGGCTGGCATGCCTGGTGCCAAGGAACTTGAAGGAGTCATCGATCAAGAGCTGACCAAAGCACTGGGTGGGCCATCTCCTGAACAGCAAGCACAGCAACAAGCCGCACAACAACAGCAAGCTCAGGCGGCTCAGCAAGCCGCTCAGGCCCAGCAGCAAGCGCAGATGCAACTCGAACAGGCAAAGCTTCAGCAAGCCGTGGCCATCGAGCAGGAACGTGGGCGCGTTCAACTGCAACTGAAACAGATGGACCTCGAGCATGACACTCTCGCTGGGAAAGCCAAGCTCACCGTCACAAGTGAGCTTGATCAGGCCAAGCTTGAAGTCGAAAAACTCAAGCTTCAGTTGGAAGCACGTAAGCTCCGCCTTGAAGAACTGAAGGCAGGCCAAGACTACGCTGGGCTCGACACGTCTGAACTTGCTCTTCCGCTTGGTGATGGAGTTGCAACTCAGCGTGAAGTCATGATGCAGAACTTCGCTGGTATGGTTCAAGAGCTTGAGCAATCGCAAGCAATCCTGGCACAACAGCAGGCGCAGATGG